TACTTCTCGATCGCGGTGTCGGTGCCGGTGAACTGCCAGGCCGTGCGCGTGATCTGGGTGTAGTTGTAACCGAGCACGCGCTGGAGGTAGCGGGTGTTCGGGAAGTCAGAACCCTGCGGCTGCGAGTCGGAGACGACGAGGTAGACGTCGCCCGAGTTGATCGCCGCCGAGGCGTACTGACCCGGAACGGCGACGACCGTCAGCGTGTCGGTTGCGACCGCGGTGACGCGCACAGCTTCACCGGTTCGCATGTTCCGCAGCAGGTCGTTGACGTCGACCTTGAGGCCGTCACCCGCGGCGAACGTCAGTGACGTCGCACCGGCGGTGGCCGAGGATGCGGTCGTGATCGTGCGCGGGAAAAGCTCCTCCTCCAACCAGTTGACCTTCTCCCGCGTTGCTACTCGCGACGAGACCCTGCTCGACATCGTCGTGAACTGCGACATGTCGGTGTCGAGCTTCTGCATCTTGTCGTTCATGTCGATGACCTTCTCGTCGACGAGTTGCTCGTCGGTCGAGATCGACGTCCCCGCCGTGCGGGTGTTGACGATGACTCCGGCCATGCGGTTGCCCCCTCTCAGGTATCTCGAAGTGACTTGTGTGTCGCTTCGGCCCGAACGGGGTGCCTCTCAACCAGGAGAGACCCGCGGCCTACTTGCTTGCTGCTGCTTCGAACTCCGCGTCCAACTCTTCGAGCGTGAGGCCGGGCGTGACGAGCATGCTCCGCGCCTTCTCGCTCGTTGCTCTGGACGTTCCTGCGGACGATACCACTGCGCCTTCGCGCACTTCGTCCGCGGCCTTGCGCTGCTTGCGCTTGACGGTCTCCTTCGCCTCCTTGACGGTGGCGCTCGACGCGCGCGCAATCTCGAACAGGTTGACGATGCCGCGGGCTGCTTGCTCGACGTCGTTGCCCATCGCGTCCTGCACGGTCGGATGGCTCGGCCCCAGCTGCGTCAGGAGCGTCTCCATCTGTCCCCAGTAGCCCGCCATCTCGGGGTAGTTCTGCTGCAGCACGCCGAGCAGCACGCCCTTGTCGATCGTCTCGGCCTGCTGCTGGGGCGCGTAGGCGCGCTGGGCCTGGCCCTCGATCACCTGGCCGATCCGCATCGCCTCGTAGGGATCCTCGCGCGACCACTCGCGGACGACGGCGCGGGCGAGATCGAACTCGCCCTGCTGCATCGCCCCCTGGACGTAGGCGCGCGGGTTGCCGGAGGCGACCGCCTCCTCGACCCACTGCTGCTGCTCGCCGGTCAGGAAGGTGGTGCCGTGCAGCTGCTGCTGCTCGTTCAGGATCTGCTCAAGCTCGACGGCGCGCTGGCGGGCGGCGGCGACCTCGTTCGACTGCCGCCCCATCAGGACTTCGAGTTCGACGGCGCCCCTGAGCGCCTGGTCGACGTCGCCGCCGTAGCGGTTCAGGAACGCCTGCACTGCCGGATCGTGCTCGGCAGTAACCTCGACCTCGTCTTGGCCGCCCTCCTCTTCGCCGCCTTCGTCTTCCTCGTCGGCGCCCTCTTCCTCAGCTTCCTCCTCGGCGACCTCGACCTCCGGCTCCTCCTCATCGGTCTGCTCGGCCTCTTCTGTCTGCTCTGGCTCCTCTTCGACCGGACTGGCCTCCTCGGTCTCCTCTTCGGCCTCGGGGCCTAGCTCCTCGTCGAAGGCGGCGAGGATCTCGTCCATCGCTCCACTCAACTTGCGACCTCCTCCTGCTGCTCTTTCAGGTATGCGGCCAGCGAGGCGTTGGCGCCGCGCGGGACGGCGAGCGCGTAGCCCATCCCCTTGACGAAGCCGCGGATGTAGTGCTGGCGCTCGACGTCGATCGTGCGCCCGCTGAAGATCGCGGTCGCGATCTCCTTCTGGAACTTGTCGATCCGTTGCTGCACCGCCGCTTCGAGCGTCGGCCAAGACGGGTGCTGTGCGAGTGCGGTTAGCTCGCCCTCGACGATGACGAGCTTGCGCCGCTCGGCGTCGGTTCTAGGACGCACCCGGCGTGCCTCCACCACCCTCGTTCGCGACGCCGCCGTACTGGCTCATCATCCGGCTCATCGCGGCCTCGGGCGACATGCTCGCGACGTTCGAGGGCGAGTTGGCACCGGCAGCGAGCGGCACGTTCGTGATGCCCGCGTTACCGTTCTGCCCCGGCGGGGGCGGGGGCTGCTGCTGCCCTGGGGGGGCACTCGGCCCCGCTGCTCCCGCCGCCGCCATCGCCTGCGGCGGCAGGAAGTAGCGCTCCTTGTCGAGCACGTCGTAGGCGTCCAAGACCTTCTCCATGTAGGCCTTCAGGTTCAGCGGCGCTCCCGACTGTGCTGCGATCGGCGCCGTCTGCGCTGCGATCTGGTAGAGCGACTGCGCCTCGGCGCGGCGCTCCTGGCGCATCAGCGAGTCCGAGGTGACGTCGATCAGGACGTCGAAGTCGCCCTGGATGTCGAGCGGCGAGACGGTCTTGTAGGCCTGCGCCCCCTGCACGCCGAGCACCTTGACGACGCGGTCGTCGCGGACGAACTGCTGCCAGAGGAGCAGGAAGTGCTTGCCGAGGTTCGCGTAGGCCCAGAGGTAGTGCTGCTTTCTGGCCTGGATGATCCGCTGCGCGATCGTGGTGATGATCGAGACGCCGGTCGCGGTCGTCTGGTCGATCGTCTGCGAGTCGGCGCCGGAGGCCATCGGCAGCCCGCCCATGATGTTCTGCAGGTCGCCCTTCAAAAGGCCCTCGGCCTGCAGCGTGATGTTCGCGACCGTCGGGTCGATCTTGAGCGTGTCGACCTGGGCCGTGTCCTCGACGAACCACTGCGCCTGCGGCGCCCACTCGAAGCTCTCGGGGTCGTCGACGTCGGAGCGGATCAAGACGATCAGGTTCGCGAGCATGCGGACGACGTCGAGCCGCTGGTTCTGCAGCGTCCACAGCATCTCCTGCAGCTGCGCCAGCGCCTCGACGACCGAGATGCCGGGGATCTGGAAGGCGTCCGGCATCGACGAGCAGACGGTGAACGGCATCCGCCCGTTCCAGAACGGGTTCGCGCGGTCGCGCAGCAGCACGGTGCGGTCGCCGACCGTGATCACGCGCTCCGGCGTCCAGTACTCCAGCACCTCGTGCAAGTCCTTGGTGCGGTCGACGTTGCGCAGTGTCATCTCGCGCTTGGTGATCTCGGCCTGCGTTGTCGAACTCGAGGACTGCTTCAGCTTGTCGATGTTCTGGTAGACGCCCGCGCGCTTGAGCGCGGCCGTCGTCTCGAACGTGCGATGGATCAGGAACTCGGCCTTCTTCACGTTCGGCGCCTGCGAGGGCCAGAAGAAGTCGCGGACGTCGACGACCTCGCAGCAGGCGTCGTCGGTGACGAGCGTGTCGGCGGTCGTGTCCTCGACCGGCGAGGTGAGCGAGTCGACCGTGTTGCCGTAGACGTCCGAGATCAGCGTCGTCTCCGGCACGAGCCGCGTGACGTCGCGCTTCTCGGTCAGCCAGTAGTCCTTCAGCACGCTGAGACCGGCGATCAGATCCTGCTGCATGAAGTCGCGCTGGTGCTCGGCAAAGTGGGCGCGATCGAGGGCGTAGCGGAGCGTGTCGGAGATCGCGTCGACGGAGTGAACGCGCGCGATCACCTCTTCGAGCGTCTCGTCGGGGCGCGGACGCGGGCTGACGTTGAAGCGCGGGTTCGGCTCCAGCATCGTCGCCAGCATCCCCTCGCAGGTCTGCAGCACGTACGGCGTCGTCACGTTCGAGTGCCAGTCCTCGGACTGCTGCTCGGAGAGCGCGCGGTAGCTCGCGTAGCGGCGCTCGACCTTCTCGATGAAGGCGTCGTGGTAGTCGCGCTCGCAGCGCTCGACGGCGTTGACGACCAGCCTGACGGCGGTGTCGAGCTTCTCGCCGGTGTAGAGGTCGGTCTCGGCCACTTAGCCCGCCGCGCCTGCTCCCGCCATCGGCCCCTGCGGCCCCTGCTGCAGCGCCCGCGACAGCCCGGCCATGCCGCCCTGGGTCGACTCCTGGTTGGAGGCCTGCAGCTTCAGGATGTTCTGCAGGCACTGCGCCGCGACGGCGCGGTCACCGTGGTCGGGATCCATCTCGATGAACGCCTTCAGCGCGTCCTCTGCAACCTGCAGCGCTTCGAGCGAGGTCTGGTACGTGTCACCACCGCTACCGGTGTCGGTGCCGGTGTCGCCACCGGGAGGGCCACCGGCGGCACCGGGCATCCCGCCACCGTCGGGCGGGGCACCGCCGCCGCCGAGCGCGCTCGCGAAGTCGGCCATGCTCATGCGACTCTCCTTTTCTCCCAGGGGTAGGCGTGGGGCTTCTTGGTCGTGCGTGTGCGCCGGGCGCGCTTCGGGTGCGTGCCGTACTGGCGGTACATCTCCAGCGCGATCCCGAACGCCATCACGCGGTCGTCGTTGGCGCCCTCCTGCGCACGCGGACTCGGAAGCGTGTCCTGCCGCACGAACGTGCGCATCTCCATGATCAGCGTGCGCGTCAACGCGGGGATCGTCTTCTCGCGGATCGCCTGCTCGATCTGGTTGATGATCTGCGGCCTCGTCTTCTGATTCATCGGGAAGCCGTAGTTCGCAAGCTCGTGCGCGTCGGCGCGGTCGGCGATCCGGTGGCGGTAGAGCCTCGGGTAGTGCGGTCGGCCGCGGCGCCCGTCGCGCAGGCTGATCACGACCGGCTCGCCGTAGCCGCCGCCCATCTCGACCGCGATCCGCGCAGTGTCGTAGTAGCGTCCGAGGTAGTGCAGCTGCTCCGCGAACTCGTCCGCATCGAGCTTGCCGTATACCTCCGCGCAGAGTGCCATCGAGGTGAGGTCGACGACGAAGGCGCAGCTGTAGTCGAAGCCGCGGCCGGTCGCGACGTCGGCACCGATCGCATAAGCATGCGTCGGGTCGGGCTTCGCGTAGATCCGGATCGGCCCCTTCTGCTCGAAGTGGATCTTCGCCTTCGATCCGCTGTCGTTGACGATGAACCGCATCCGCGTGTTCTCATCGAGGACTGCGTTGTCCGAATACCAGGCGAGGATCTCCAGGTCGAACCAGCACTCGCCGGTGTTGATGAAGGCATCCTCTGGCGAGCGGGGGAACTGCTCGGCGCGATCCGCTGTGGGGAGTGCGCGAGCGTTCTTTGCGTACCACTCCTCATCCCGGTCTGGGTGCAGCGACCACGGCAGGAACTGGGTCTCGATGCCGTAGCCCTCGGCGTTGACGTACAGATGGTGGAAGAAGTTGCCTTCGCCCGACTGCTCGTTGGAGACGCCGTTGGCGGTTGAGATGACGACGATCTGACCACCGTTGTCGGCGGTCGGGAAGGTCGCCTTCCATGACTCGCGCGCGTACTCGTGGCGTGCGTATTCGTCGAGCAGCACGATCGTCGCGGTCTCGCCGTGACCGGCCCGCCTCGTCGAAGGCAGGCCGACCACGGACGAGATCCTCCCGTC